TCGAGGCGCCGCTCCCCGTGGCGGCCGAATACGGCTTCTGCACCGACGTGATGGAGCATATCCCCGAGGACAAGGTCGGCCGCGTGCTCGACCATATCTTGAAAGCGGCCCGGCACGTGTTCTTCGCCATCGCCACCACCGAGGACTCCTGTGGCACCTTGATCGACGACAAATTGCATTTGACGGTGCAGCCCTATAGCTGGTGGCTGCGCCAGTTGAACGACCGCGACGCGGTGATCCACTGGTCGCGCGAGGAAGAAGGGCGCTGCCTCTTCTACGTCTCGGCGTGGCGTACCGGGCGGGACGTGGTCAAGACCGGCGTGCTGAACGTGGCGGAAGACGTCGTACGCGCCAACGTCCAGCACAACATCGCGCGGGGCTGGGCGCAAGTGCACCCACATCCGAGCAACGACCAGGAGGTGATGATCCTGGGCGGGGGGCCGTCGCTGGAGGCGAGCCTGGACGACATCCGCGCTAAGCATGCGGCGGGCGTCAAGGTCGTCACGCTCAACGGCGCCTATGGCTGGGCGCATGACCATGGCATCTGGCCCGTGAACCAGGTGATGGTGGACGCTCGCCCGTTCAACGCACGCTTCGTCCAGCCGGTCGATCCGGCATGCCGCTACTTTATCGCGTCGCAGTGTGACCCGAGCGTGCTGGCGGGCTTGCCCAAGGACCGCACGCTCCTCTTCCATACGATGACGGGCCTCATCACGGACTTGCTCGACGCGCAGTACGGGCAGGTCTGGCACTCGATTCCGGGCGGGTCGACGGCCCTCCTCCGGGCGATCCCGCTGATGCGGATGCTTGGCTTTAGCCGGTTCCATCTCTACGGCTGCGACTCGTGCCTCGTGGGCGACGCGCATCACGCCTACGCCCAGCCCGAGAACGATAGTCCGGCCATCTTCCCCGTGACCACGCAGCCCGGCGGGCGCGTCTTCTACTGCCACGGCTGGCACGTCTCGCAAGCGCAGGAATTTCTCGACCTGATCCGCATGCTCGGCGACGTGATCGAGGTGGCGATCTACGGCGACGGCTTGCTCGCATATCTGTTGCAGACCGGCGCGGCCATGGCCGACGCCGAGACTCCCACGGAGGGATAAACTCATGGCGGTTCAAGCCTGGAAACTGTACGGCGCGGCGAAGAAAAAGATCGGCAACGGGTCACTGACGCTCCATACGGGCGTCTTCAAGATGTCGCTGCATCGCAATAGCGCGTCCGGGACCATTACCTCGCTCTCGACGATCTCTATTTTCTCGTCCATCGTCGGCGAGGTAAGCGCGGTCGGCGGCTATGCGCTCGGTGGCCGGTCGGTCGGCGCGGCCGGATGGACGGCGGGCGCCTCCGCGCTGCAATGGAAGTTCCGCTATACCACGATCGGCGTAGTCTTCACCGCGTCGGGGGCGGCGATCCAGAATATTCGCTACGCCCTCATCCGCAAGTCCTCGGGCTCGACGACGTCCGGGTTCCCGCTCTGCTATTGCTCGCTCTCGTCAGCGCAGTTCACACTGGCTTCGCCGAATACGCTGACGATCCTACCGGCCGCGACGGGGGTCTTCACGTTGGCCTAACGGGCGATGCCCACCACCATCGACCGCTTCTTCGCCGTCGTGCAGCTCTGCCAGAATCTCGCGACGATGCAGAACAATATGCGCGCGAACGTGCAGGGCATTCAGGCGGCAAAGAACGCGGGCACCATTCCCACGTTCGCGGCGGCGCAGCAGGCCGTGCGCGACCTCGGCACCGCGTTCCTCCAGCGCCTCGACATGAACGCGGCGATCGTCACGAACTTCAACGCGGAGGTGCAGGCGGGCTCGGCCGCCCTCGGCATCAGCTTCACCGACATGACGAACGTCTATACCAACCTGCGCACGTGGGCCACGACACTGAGCACCGCGACGATCACCAACCAGACCCAACTCGATAACGGCGTCACCGCCCTCCTGGCGGGCGTGCCCGCGTCCATGCTGCCCTTCTAGCCATGCCCTTCGATTTCGCCTGGGACGCGCGCAACTCGGACCCCTTCGTGACGGACCCTTCGTATGCGGACTATCTCAATTCGAGCTTTGCCTATCCCACCACCTTTACCAATGGGGACGGCCTGAGTATCAATGCGGGCTGGGACACCACCCCGACCGGGGCCAACTCGATCGCGTCGGGCAATGATCCACGCATCGCCGGGTACAACTACAAGACCAACGATGGGACCGGGGCCACGTTCAAAGCGGATCTCAGTTCAGGATCGGCTCCGGGGGCTGGCAATTACACCGTAGACATCGCCCTCGGGGCGATCGACCAAGCTCTTACGCAGACCGCGAAACTATTCGATAACACCACCCTCGTGGATGACCTGAGCAATGGCGGCAGTGGCTACGCGCGGGCGGTGAACCACTGGGTGGATGCGAACGCGGGGGACATTACGGCGACGACCAGTTGGACCGGGCCCACCAAGTCCGTGACCTTTGCCACAACCACGGTCAAATTGCTGATCGGTGGCGACAACATCGGGAGCGTCACGTGTCTCGCCCACTTCCGCCTGACGCTCCAGGAGGCGGGCGGCACGAATACCGACATCACGCCCCCCAGCGCGGTGCGGCTGGTCTAGTCGATGGCCGCCCCCTCCGTCCGGGGCTCCACCGCCGCGGTCGCGGGCCTCGCCACCACCTCCCCGTCGGCGACCGCCATTGGCGATCTGGTCATCTGCTATACGTTCGAGCGCCTGGGCGCGGGCAGTGCCACCACGCTCACGACGCTCACGGGCAGTGGGTTCGTCGAGATCATCAACCGATTCCACAATGACGGCTCGACCGACGGCTCCCATGCGGTGGCCTACAAGATCGCCACCGCCAGCGGGGCGCAAAGTTATACCGCGTTCTCCTCCTCGGTGGGCACCGAGACGTGGACCGGGTGCCTGGTCGTCACCGGGGGCACGTACAATGTCGCCACGCTGCCGCCCTCCAACGGCTCCTCGCAGACGACCAATGCCGCGCCCGATCCGCCCTCCGTGACCGGGCTCACGGCCGCGAAGGATTATCTCGGCGTCGCCATCTCGGCGTGGCATCTCGGCTCCTCGGCCACCGTGGCAACCACGGTACCGTCGGGGTGGGCGGCGCGCGGCAACATCTCCGGGGCGGCCACGGCCGAGCTCGCATGCGCCACGCTGGAGTTCTCGGGGGTCACCTCGATCGACCCCGGCGCATGGGCGGATGACGTGGCGCCGAACGGCACCTCCAGCATCACGATCGCGATCCTGAACATGGTGGACACGCCGATCACCCCCGGGGTGGGGGCGCTCGCGGCCGCCGGGGTGACGGGGAGCAAATTCTCCCAGCTCTTCCAGACTCCGCCGACTGGCAGTCTAACGGCCGTTGGGGTCGCGCCTGAGATCCCGCAGCAGGTGGACGTGCCGAGGACGCCGCCCGTCGGCGCCCTCGCGTTGACCGGCGCCGCGCCCAGCCTTGCTCGCGCCGACTTCCGCACCCCGCCCGTCGGCGCCCTGGTGGCGGCTGGCGTCGCTCCCACCGCGGGGATCGGCACGCCGATCACCCCGCCCGTCGGGCAACTCTTCTTCGGGCTCGAGGCCGCGTCGGTCGATACGCCGCTTACCCCGCCGGGCGGGGCGCTCGCGGCCCAAGGTGTGACGCCGAGCCTCCTTCAGGCCCTCCGCCCGACGCCCCTTGTCGGCGGCCTGGCCCTGACGGGGACGGCCGCGACGCTCAGGCAGGATCTCCGGATTACCCCACCCGCCGGGGCGCTCGCGGTCGCGGGGACGCCGTCGAGCCTGACCCGCGCCGACTTCGTGAGCGTCCCGGCCGGAGCCCAGACCCTGGTCGGCGTGGCCCCGACGCTCGCGCAAGCTGTGCGTCTGACGCCGCCCGTCGGGGCCACGACGCTCGCCGGGGTCGTCGCGGTCGCCCTGACGGCGATTCGGCTCACGCCGCCCGCGGGGGCCGTGGCCGCGACGGGCGGGGCCCCGACCCTTGGGTTGGCTGGCTCGATTACCCCGTCGGTCGGCGCGGGGGCCTTCGCGGGAGTCGCCCCGACGCTGGCCGTCTCGGACCTCGTAACCCGGACGCCGAGCCCCGGCGCGGTAGCGGTGCAAGGCGTCGCCCCTACGATGGTCGAGGCCATCCGGGCGACGCCGCCTGTCGGGGCGGTCGCGATCGTTGGCCAGACGCCCACCCGGCTCGCCACGACGAGCCTCACGCCGCCGACGGGCGCTATCGCCGCTCAGGGCGCCGCGCCGACGGTCACCGCATCGGCCCATATCGTGAGCACCGTCCCGGTCGGCGCGGCGTCGCTCGCGGGGGTGCCGCCGAACGTCTCGGTAAGCAGCCCCGGCAATACGAACATCATCCCGGCGTCGGGTACGCTCGCGGGAACGGGCGCCGCGGCCGCGCTCGCGACCGGAGTACCACCCGCGGCGGGGGCACTGGTCGCGCTCGGGATCGCCCCGGTCGTCCGCCGCGAGACGTTCGTCCAGCCCGCGGCTGGCAGCGTCGCGTTGACTGGCGTCCCGCCAGCCCTTCCCGTAGCGCTCCAACTCACGCCGCCGACCGGACAATGTGCGCTAACCGGGGCCGCCCCCGACGTTCCCCCGCTGGACGTCCCCATCAGCCTCACGCCGGACCCAGGCGTCCTCGGGCTCGTGGGCCGGGTGCCGTCCGTCGTGGAGAGCGCGGCCCCGGTCGAGCCAGAGCCCCCACCGGGGGTGGCGGGCGGCGGGGGCGTGTCCGTCCGGACCCCGTCGCTCCCCGTCCGGCGGCGCCGCCGCCCCCGGATCCTCCGCGTGGCGGCCGAGATCCGGGTCGGCCCGACTACCGTGCAGGCCAGGGTTCGCTTTATCCGCGTCCCGCGGGTCCGCGCCTGGCAGGGACGCATCGTGATTCCGCAGACGGTGTATCCCGTGGCCACCGTTGACGTTATCGATGGCCTCCTCGAGGCTGAGGACGCCCTACTTTTGGAGGACGCCCTACTATGAGCACCTACCGCTCCCGCTTCGTCGAGGGCGCCCGGATTATCCGCCCCCCCGCCGCCTCGATGACCGACCTCGTCAAGCAGGCCGTCGCGGACGAGCTGGAACGGCAACGCGGGGGGATCGACGGCGTCAAGGGTCTCCGCGCCGTGGCGATCAAGGTGCACCTCCCGCCGCAACCGGCGGTCACGCGGAGCGTCGTCATCAACCTCGAGACCGAGCGTGGCTGATCTCCTCGCCCGGTACGTCGAACGCGCCATGACGTGGGAGTCGTGGGATCAGCCGATCGCGACGTTCGTCGCCGCGTGCCTCCTCGTCCTCGGGGTCTGCGTTGCGATCGGGACGTCCCGGGACTGAATGAAACACCACTGGATAGACGATCTGCGATATTGGCAATGCTGGCGGTGCGATTGCTTCTTCGGGCCACCTCTACGCTGTAAGTGCGAGCACGCCCTAAGCGAGCACGTCGAGGTCGGGACTGTGGCCGAGGCAGAGGCCGTACGTTCCGGTGGCAGATAGCGTGCCCTTCGACTTCGAGGCCGACCGCATCAACGCCGAAATGCACGGCTACGAGGCCGCCGGCTCAAGCCTCCCGATGCTCCTGCGGTGCGGTGCGCACCAGAATGGCGACACCCCGAACCACTGGGAACTCCACGAGGTTCTCTCGAAGGAATCCTCGCCGATGCCGTCGAGGGAGACGTTCCCGGTCGAGGAGTCAGGCGCCCGCTCGGACGCCAGGCCGTTGACCGACGACGGGGCGATCTGGGGCGGGTAAAATTCTCTTGTAGTAATTAGCGGGGCGTTCGGCGTAGCGTGACGCGCAAGTAGCACCAACTAGCCCCAGAGGGCACGGGGCGTTCATACGGCTGGCGCCGGCCTAGGTGAGGAGCCCGGCAAGAGACCTACGGGTCTTTTGCCGGGCTCTTCGTTTTTAGGGGAGAGAAGATGCCGAGAGACTGGTATCGGATCCAGTGCAAGGCCGACGAGAGTCTCGCCGAGTTGTCGATCTTCGATGAGATCGGCCCCTCGTTCTTCAACGACGACGCGGTCACGGCGAAGCAGTTCATCGCCGACGTCCGCGCCCTCCCCGAGGCGGTGAAGACGATCCGCGTCCACGTCAACTCACCGGGCGGGAGTGTCTTCGAGGCCGTTGCGATCGCGAACGCCCTGCGGTCCGAGAGCCGGGAGCGAGGCCGGATTATCGAGATGCGGATCGACGGGCTGGCCGCGAGCGCCGCGACGATCGTGACGAGCGCCGGGGACAGCATCGCCATCGCCGACAACGCGCTGATGATGGTGCATAACCCGCTGGCGATCGTCGTCGGCGCGGCGACGGATATGCGCGAGATGGCGAGCCTCCTCGACAAGGTCCGGGACTCGATCGTCGCGACCTACCAGTGGGTCTCGCAGCTGAGCGCCGAGGCGATCAGCGCCCTCATGGATGCGACGACCTGGATGAACGCCGAGGAGGCCGTCAAGAACGGCTTCGCCACGGAGATCACCGAGGGGAAGACGGTCACCGCGAGCTTCCGGCCGGAAGCGCTCGAGCGGCTCGGGGCGATGCCGGAGCCGATCAAGGCGCGCCTGGCCGAGTGGACCGCCGGCCCGAAGCCGAGGCCCCAGCCCGACCCCGACGACGATCCACGCGCCGCCGTCAAGGCCGACCCGAAGTTTGTCCTCACCGCGTGCGAGGGTCTGAGTCCCAAGCTCGCGACCGTCCTCCTCGATTGCTCCGAGGCCGAGGTCACCAAGCGCGTCGCCCACGCCAAGGAAGTCGCCGCCCTCTGCGCGACCGCCAAGCTCCCCGAGCTCGTCGAGGGCTACGTCCTCGCGAATACGCCGGTCGCCACCGTCAAGGCGCACCTGACCGTGATGACCGCCAAACTCGACCGGATCGAGATTGACACGCGCCACAACGGAGACGAGAAGCCCAAGCCAGCGGTTCGGATCTCGGCCAAGGAGATTTACGCCGCACGCAATCCCCAGCTCGCGCTGGGCACCGGGAGGTAAGACGCTATGGCTCTGACCGACGGACCACGGACCGCGGAGTTCCTGCTCTCGGAGGCCCCGGGGTGGCGGAGCCGGGATAACGCCACCGTCACGGTAGCGGCGAATACCACGCTCAAGGCGGGCCAGGTCCTCGAAGTCTCCTCGGCCAAGTACATCACGCTGGCGACGACCAACAACGCCGCCGGTATTCTCTACGGCGCGCTGACGAACAGCACCGCGGCGCCGGTCGACATGAAGGGCGTCGTGATCAACCGTGATGCCGAGGTTCGGACCGCCTCGTTGATCGGGATCGGCACCGCCGCCCCGGCCGCCGGGGCCATCGCCGCGCTGCGGGTCCTCGGCGTGATCGCCAGGCCATAAGGGAGACCACGACCAATGCCTACTCTCGACGTCTTCAACGGTGACGCCTTTAGCCTGGTCTCTCTGACCGATAGCGTCAACAAGATCCCCTACAAGCCCGGGCTGATCGGGCAGATGGGGATCTTCCCCGAACGCGGGGTGACGACGACCTCGATCGAAGTCGAGGAGAAGGCCGGCGTCTTGCGGCTCATCCCGACGAACCCGCGGGGCGCGCCGCCGTTCGTGCAGCCTCGTGATCGTCGCACGCTCAGGGTCTTCAAGATTCCGCAGATCTCGAAGATGGACAAGGTCTACGCCGACCAGGTCCAGAATATCCGGGCCTTCGGCGCGGAGACCGAGGTCGAGACGGTGCAGGGGCTCGTCGACGTGCTGCTCGCGCAGATGCGGGCAGAGGTCGACATCACGCTCGAGCATCTGCGGGTGAGCGCACTCCAGGGGATCATCCTCGACGCCGACGGCAGCACCATCTACAACCTCTTCACCGAGTTCGGGGTCGCGCAGTTGACGTCGGCCATCGCGTTCACCAACGCGGCGACCGATATCCGCGCGGCGCTTGTCGCGATCAAGCGGTTGATCGAGAACGAGATGGGCGGGACCCCCGTGACGTCGTTCCGCGGGATCGCCAGCCCCGAGTTCTTCGACGCCCTGGTCGGCCACGTGACGGTCAAGGACACGCTCCGGTATCAGGAGGGGCGGCTGCTCGGGCAGGACCTGCGCGACTCGTTCACCTACGCGGGGATCAATTTCACGGAATACCGCGGGAGCATCGACGGGACGCCGTTTATCCCGGCCAGTACGGCGTGGGTGTTCCCGGAGGCGCTGGGGGTGGGAGCGACCTACTACGCACCTGCAGACTTCGTCGAGACGGTGAACTCGATGGGCCTCCCGTTGTACGCCAAGCAGTTTGCGGACGAGGAGCTCAACCGCTGGCGCGCGATCTACGTGCAGTCGAACCCCCTGCCGCTCTTCCTGCGGCCGCGCGCGGTCTACAAGATCACGATGTCGTAAGGCGTGATCGCCGATGGGAGACGCGCGCCCGAGTCTTGACGTGCCCTTCGCGACCTTCGGGCTCGCGGCGACGCTCGCGCTCCCGGGCGAGAGCCCCCTGCTCCCGCTCGAGAGCGAGCAACCGGTGACCGTCGTCTGGCTCCCGGCCCCGAGCTCGGCGCTCCCGCCGGGCGTCGACGTAAGCGCCGTCGAACCCCGCAACCGCCTCGCCTTCCGCCGGTCCGAAGTCCCGTCGCTCCGTCAAGGGGCGATCGTCAAGGTCCCCGCGGTCGGCGGCGGGCCGATCAAGACGTGGCGCGTCGACGTGATCGACGAAGCCTCGGCCGAGGAGATCCGCGTCCTGGTTCTTCCGGTCGAGCCGCAATTCCCGTGATCCTCCAAGTGGAACCCAAACGCCTCCGGATCCTTCGCGCCTTGAAGGCGAAGCTCGAACGGATCCAGACGTCGAACGGCTTCGAGACGGACGCGGGGGATCATATCGCCCTCGGGCGTTACCGCGTCGCGGCGGGCGTCACCCTGCAAGACGCCCTCCCCGCGATCGCGATCAACTTCGGGCGGTCGAATACCCCGGCGCAGGGGGTCCGGATTCAGACCGATCTGCCGGTCCTCATCCACGCCCTCGTCCTCGAGGATCAGGACGACGCGCTCGCCGAGGCGGAGCTGGTCGTCGGCGATATCAAGCGGGCGCTCTACGGCCCGCCGGTCGACGAGACGCTCGGGGGCCTGGTGGCGGAGATGGAACCCGGCGAGGTCGAGCCGATCCCGCGCGAGGACGGGAGCCAGTTCGCGGGGGCCCAAGTCGAGGTGCTCTTGAAGCTGACCGAGAAGCGCGGGGAGCCTGAGAACTGATGGCCGTCCAGGACTTCGTCATCGACGCAGACCCGACCGCCGCGATCGCCGCGCTTGACGGGATCAAGAACGGGCAGCAGCGGGCGGTTACGCGGGCGATCAATCGGACCCTGATTACGTGGCGGGCTGAGGCCGCGCGGCTGATCCGCGTAGATACCGGGCTCAAGGTCGGCGTTATCAAGGACGCGATGCGGATCAATAACGCGAACTTCAGCCGCCTGGCCGGGTCGGTTATCGTCACCGGCAAGCGGATCCCGCTGATCGAGTTCGGCGCGACCGGGCCCGAACCGTCGCGCGGGCGCGGCCGGGTGACCTACCGCGTCGGGCCGGGCCGTCGGACGACGGTCCCCGGGGCCTTCATCGCGACGATGCACTCCGGGCACCGCGGGGTCTTCAAGCGGCGCTCGCCCCGGCGTCTCCCGATCGTCGAACTCCGAGGCCCGTCGTTGCCGAAGGTCGCGGCCAATGCCGCTATCGTCAAGGCCTTCGAAACCGTAGCCGATGCCGCGCTCCAGAAGAACCTAGCGCATGAAGTCGAGTTTCTGCTCGAGAACCGAAAGGGGGCCTGACCGCCATGGCCACTGCATCCGTTGTCACACAGGGGACGCTCTTCCAGATCGGCGCCGGGACGGTCCCGACCGTCTTGCCGTCGGCCGATACCTACACGACCATCGGCGAGGTCCGCGGGTTCAGCGGTCTCGGCGGCGGGAGCGCGACGGTCATCGACGTCACGCACTTCCTCTCGACCGCGAAGGAGAAGAAGCTCGGCTTCGCCGACCAGGGGACGATGAGCCTCGACCTCAACTTCGTCCCGACCGACGCGATGCAGAAGCAGTTGGAGCTCGTCCGGCGCACGGGCACGCCGCGGAACTTCCGGATCACCCTCTCGGACGGGACGAAGGCCGAGCTCGTCGGCCTGGTCAAGACGTTCGCG